AAGGCGACCTGGTTCGCCAGTACGAGCTCTATGAGGACATGGAAGAGAAAGATGGGCACATCATGTCCGAGATGGGCAAGCGCCGCCGTGCTGTCCTCGGCCTTGAATGGAGCATCGTTCCACCAAAGAACCCGAGCGCGGTGGAGAAGAAAGCGGCTGAGGAGCTCTACGAGCTGCTGCAGGGGCTGGATGACTTCGAGGACATGCTCTTCGATGTGACCGACGCAATCGGCAAAGGATTTGCGAACCTGGAGATCGAGTGGCACCGGCTTGACGGTATGTGGATACCCAAGAGCATCACTCACAGACCTCAATCCTGGTTCGAGATCCAGCGCGGCTTCAGACAGGAGCTGCGGTTGCGGGGAACACCCGGCGGCACGCCGCTGCAGCCATTTGGCTGGATCACACACACGCACAAGGCCAAGAGCGGCTATCTGGAGCGCTCAGCGTTGTTCCGCGTGCTGGCCTGGCCATACCTCTTCAAGAACTACAGTGTCGGCGACCTGGCTGAGTTCTTGGAGATTTACGGGATTCCGATGCGGGTCGGTAAATATCCGACCGGCGCCACCGAAAAAGAAAAATTGACCCTGCTCCGAGCTCTGGCCGCACTGGGACACAACGCGGCGGGCATCATCCCGATCGGGATGGAGCTGGAGTTCCTCAATTCAGCCCAGGGCGATCCTGCAGCATTCCAATTGATGATCGACTGGTGTGAGAAAACGCAGTCGAAAGCCATCCTTGGCGGCACGCTCACCAGCCAGGCCGACGGCAAGACAAGCACCAACGCACTCGGCAACGTGCACAACGAAGTTCGTATGGATTTACGCGATTCGGATGCACTGCAGGTTGCAAAGACCCTCAGCCGAGACCTGGTCTACTCAATCGCGGTGTTGAACGGCCTGGCAGACAGCTGGGCTCGCTGCCCAAGGCTGAGATTCCAGACACAGGAACCAGAGGAACTGGCGGCCTATGCCTCAGCGTTACCAGCCTTGGTCGGGCTTGGCTTCAAGGTTCCCAGGACCTGGGCCCAGGAGAAATTGGCGATTCCGGAAGCAGTGGAAGGTGAGGATGTACTTGCACTAGGCGTTGCTGCTCCAGCTGCTGCACCAGGTCCTGGTGCTGTACCAGCCAAGGCAGTTGCCACGGCTCAGGTAAAAGCCGCTGTCACCGCCGCTGATCAACTGGACGACACTCTGCAGCTCAGCACTGGCCCATGGCTTGAACGAATCCGCAATCTGGTCGAGCGTTCGGAATCGCTTGAAGAGATCCGCGACGGCCTGGCTGAGCTTCTGCCTGACCTGAGCCTTGAGCAGTACGCCGAGGCGATGGCACAAGCACTCGCTTCTGCTGCCCTGCAGGGCAGATACGACGTGTTGCAGGAGGCCGCCCGTGGCCGTTAGCGCGACCTCGCTACCGTTCAGGGAGCAGAATGAGTTCTTCCGGCGCAAGCTGAATCTGTCCACGAATGGCTGGACCGATGTCTACAACCGCGAGCATGACTTCGCCTTCGTTGTCGCTGGGGCGAATCGTGATGACCTGGTCGCGGACTTTCGTACTGCAGTGGAAAAAGCCATTGCTGACGGCGCAACGCTGGAGTCATTCCGAAAGGACTTCGATCGGATCGTTGCGAAGTACGGCTGGAGCTACAACGGCGGCCGGAACTGGCGTAGCCGGGTGATCTACGAAACGAACATGCGTAGCAGCTACATGGCCGGCCGTTACGAACAGTTGATGGCTGTTCGTGAGGAGCGGCCATACTGGCAGTACTTACACAGTGACGCCGTTGAACATCCCCGACCACTGCATGAGTCTTGGAATGGCTTGATACTGCGGTGGGACGATCCCTGGTGGGAGACTCACTTTCCAATCAATGCCTGGGGCTGCCAGTGTAGTGTCCGCGCGTTGAGTGATGCGGATCTGGCACGCATGGGCAAGTCTGGGCCTGACCAGGCACCACCGATCGTGATGGAGACTCGTACGATCGGCCAGCGCAGTCCTGATGGCCCGCGTGTCGTTGAGGTGCCAGCTGGCATTGATCCAGGGTTTGAGTACACCCCAGGACGATCACGGCTTGAGAGCCAAGTGCCGCTTCCGCGACCAACCGAAATCAATGTCCCAACCAGTGCTCCAGGTCTTCCCAACAGAGCTGTCAGTGATCCGCTGCCGGCGCCGAGGTCGGTGCCTGCTACTCGTGTTCTACCGGAAACGCTGAGTGAGTCTCAGATCACGGATCGCTTCCTGCGAGAGTTCAGCGCGGCGCCAGAAGCACCGGCTGTTGTTCGAGATGTGATCGGTGAGCGCCTGGTCGTTGGAAAGGAGTTATTCGTCGATAGCAGGACTGGAGCCCTCAATGCAAACAAGCAAGGTCTGGGGAAATGGCTGCTCATGATCGCGGATGCGCTCAAGCGGCCAGACGAGATCTGGACTCGCATTGACTGGGTTGAGGCGTTGAAGAAGGCTGTTGCCCGTCGACGCTACCTTGCCCGATTCAAGGTCGACGGTGATGTATCGCCGACTCTCATCGTTGTGGAGGTCGGTACGGACGGCTGGGCCAGCTCGGTGACACCAGACAATGGAGCCGCCGCTGATGGTGTCCGGCAAGGTATCAGGCTCTACCAGAGACAAGACAAGTAATGGCTGGGGCTACTCTCGAATTCGATAGCCATCACGTCCTCGCGGCGATCAACACTGCCGCAGAGGCTCTGGGCAACCCTGACCCGATGTTGCGTGACATCGGTGAGTATCTGCTGATCGCTCATGACGCACGCTTCTCAAGTCAAACGGCGCCGGACGGAACGCCGTGGCAGGCTCTATCACCGCGCTACCTGCGCCGCAAACGCAAGAACCAGGACAAGATCCTGGTGCTCGATGGGTATCTGAAAAACACCCTGCGATACCAGGTGGGTGATGATGACGTGGTGTTCGGCAGCAATCGTCCCTATGCAGCCATCCAGCACTTCGGTGGAGAGATCGATGTTGCTGCACGTAGCCAGCAGCTGTATTTCCGCCACGCTGCCGGCCAGGTCGATAACCGATTCGTGCGCAAGCGTGGCAGCAATTTTGCGCAGTGGGCGACCATGGGGGCCTACAAGATCCGAATACCGTCGAGGCCGTGGCTCGGTACGAGTGATGCTGACGACTCAGAGATCCAGATGATCGCAATGAAGTACTTCACACGAGCCTTCTATGGCTCAAATTCGTAAAGCGCCTAGCGTGCGATTCTGCGCTGGTTAGCAGTTAACCGGCGCGCTCTGTATGCCGATCAGGTGCCCCTATGCTCAAACGAGCTGAAATCGCGTTTATAAACCCTCCATAACCTGTACGTCGTCGCTGCTCTGCCAGAAAGGCCGTGAACAGGGAAAAATTACCTCCATTCTTATTTTTGCCGCGTCCAAAAGACTGCAGCTCATCTGCGGCCCGACCATGGGCCCATGAACAGACAACTCGCCATCGCAATCGCCGCCTGCAGCTTTTCACTGCCGCAACCGGCCGCTGACAACATCATCGAGCTGCAGGTGACGCCTGCAGGGAATTTCACCCCCAGCGACGGTCGTGAGCTGTCGGTTCCGTCGTGGCACATCGACGGCCGACTCGCTGAGAGGGTGATCGCGCGCTTCGATGCAAAGAAGACGCCTCCGGTCCTCGACTACGAGCACCAGACCTTGCTCAAGGAGGACAACGGCCAGCCTGCGCCTGCCGCTGGCTTCTTCAAAGGGCTGACGTGGCGGGACGGCTCTGGCCTCTTTGCGCGTGTTGAGCTCACCGCCCGGGCTGCGCAGTTCGTCGCAAATGGCGAGTACCGCTATTTCAGTCCCGTCTTCCTCTTCGACCCTGTTACCGGCGATGTCCTGGACCTGCAAATGGGCGCGCTGACAAACACCCCGGCAATCGACGGTATGCAAGCCTTGGGCGAGCGTGCCGCAGCGACTTACGGGCTCTACCTTCAACACGAGGAAACATCCGTGAACCCACTGCTTAAAGCGGTACTCGTTGCGCTCGGCCTGGCCGAGTCCACCACTGAAGAGACTGCAATCGCGGCGCTCACCGCCCACAACACCACACTGCGCCAGGCCCTCGGTCTGGATGGTGATGCAGATAGCAAGGCCTTGCTGGCCGCATGCACGAGCCTGAAGCAACAGGCGAATGCGGCGGCTCAGCCGGATCTGAGCAAGTACGTTCCTGTGGGGGTTGTTGATGAGCTGAAGGGTGAAGTTGCGGCCCTGACAGCTCGCCTCGGCGAGCGTGACGACAAGGACACCGAAAGTCTGATCGCTGCTGCGCTGGAGGACGGCCGACTGCTGAAACCCATGGAAAGCTGGGCTCGTGATCTGGGCAAAAAAGACCGGGCTTCGCTGACTGCCTACATCAACGCAGCCGCCCCGATCGCTGCACTGTCTTCGACTCAGACCGGGGGCCAGGCACCAGTTGTTGATGATGCTTCTGGGCTGAATCGCGAAGAGCTGGCTGTCTGCAGCGCCATGGGTATCACCACCGAGGCTTTCAAAGCCGCGAAACCAAAGGAGGCCTGATTCATGGCCCTGACTAAAGACCGCAACACAATGCGCCGCGAGGGGGTCAAGTACAACGACCCAGTCTCGGGCGCTACACGGATCTTCGCTGGCGCGATCGTCTGTTTGAACGCTGCTGGCGTGGCTGTACCAGGTAGCACCTCCACAACCTTGAAGGTTCGCGGGATTGCCCAGGAGCAAGTTGACAACCGTGACGGTGTGGATGGTGCGCTATCGATCGAGAGTCGACGTGGCGTTTTTCAAGTCGACAACAGCTCGGGGGCTGATCAGATCACCCGTGCAGACATCGGCAGTAACGCCTACATCGTCGATGACCAGACTGTTGCGAAAACGTCTGCAACCAACACCCGCTCAGTTGCTGGCGCTATCCGTGATGTGGATAGCGGCGGTGTCTGGATCGAATTCTAAGCAGTAAGCCCAGGAGCTTTCAGATGATCATCAACCAGGCCAACCTGCGCCTCCTTTTCACCGGTTTCAAAGCAAGCTTTCAGAATGCCTTCGCTGGTGTCACCCCGGACTTCCAACAGTTCACCATGACCGTGAACTCAACCGCCTCTGTTGAGCAATATGGCTGGCTCGGCAACTCGACAGCATTCCGAGAGTGGCTCGGGGACCGGGTGATCCAGAACCTGCAACTGCACGACTACAGCATCAAGAACAAGTCGTTCGAGAATACTGTTGGTGTTCCTCGCGAAAGCATCGAGGACGATAGCTACGGCATCTTCAGCCCACTCATGGCTCAACTGGGCCAGGACGCTGCGAACCACCCGGCCGGCCTGCTGTATGACCTGATGTCGGGCGGTTTTTCGGGCAAGTGCTACGACGGTCAGTACTTTTTCGACACCGACCACCCCGTTACGGACAAGAACAACAAGGAGCAATCCGCGAGCAACTTCCAAGGCGGCACCGGTACGGCCTGGTACCTGCTGGATACCACGAGAATCATGAAGCCGCTGATTCTCCAGAATCGTAAGCCATACACGTTCGTCAATCTGGATCAGGACAAGGACGAAAACGTCTTCATGCGCAAGGAGTACATCTATGGCGCTGATGCCCGCCTGAACGTCGGTTATGGGCTGTGGCAACTGGCTTCCGCATCCAAGGAAGAACTGACCAGCGAAAGCTTCAATGACCTGTACGCCCAGATGCAGGCTCGCACCGGCGATCGCGGCAAGAAACTGGGCATTGCTCCCAAGCTCCTGGTCGTTCCGCCTTCGCTCCGCGCGCAAGCTCTGGAGGTCGTCAAGGCCGACAAGAACGCCAACGGTGCCAGCAACATCAACAAGGACGTGGTCGACGTGCTGTCCACGCCTTGGCTGTAAGGGGGGAATCATGGCCGGACGTAAAAGAAGTGATGCATCTGCAGCCACTGCGGGTGCGGCCGACCAGGCTGCCCAGCTGAGCAGCAACGTCCTGGAGCAAGGGACATCTGGCGGGAACGCAGTCGTGGAACTGGCTGCGGGCAACACAGGGCAGGATGCCCGCCTGAGCAGCAATGTCCTGGAGCAAGGGGCAACTGGCGGTACCGCAGCCGTGG